AACGTTGTACTTGTGCCAGTGCTGTTTTAACAATCTGCGGATTAATAACAGTGCCCTGTGTGGCAACAGTGTCCCATCCGCCTTCTCTTAGAATCTCAAATATCTTCATAGTAAACTGCTATACTTTCTAAACCAGTTAGCAGATCCTTCTGATACCGACTCGGGCATGGTAATAATACCCTTAGCCGCATCTTGTCTTGCTTGTGCTAGTTTACTATCACGGTCTGGATCATTCTTTAGTGCTGCTACCATGCTAGCGACACTGTTTAAGTCGTCTGCTGTGGCCGCTTGCCCTAGTAGGATCTTCGCAACTTCATCTCTAGTACGTGCAACTACGGTGTTGTCATCACGGCGCAATAGTTTACCGCCAAATGCATCAAACTTTAAACCTAATGCTTTGCCAATGCTGTTCATTAGAATAAAGTTGTGGGCACCTTTAAAGCCAGGCTGATCATACATACCACGTGGGCCATGTTGATGATAAGGTGCTACAATGTCTGCGTCTGGGATAACCATTAAGTCTACCTGTACGCTACGCTGTCCGTCTGGAGTAGCATAGGGAACTTCAATATGTACATTACGTCCAGAGATCTTGGTCTTGTAGCCTTTGGCCTGTAGGTATTGCTCTAATGCTTGTTTAGCTGCTTTGTCGTCTGCAACTTGAAACTTTTGCATTAGTTCTCCGGCGTCAATGAACAAGTCCATGTCTCCGCTTTGACCTTTAAAGCCAGCTGATCCAATGTCAGGGATAGCTTTAATGCCACTAGGCAAGTCACGCTGTACGTGCGTTACAATTCCTGCCACGTATTCTTTTGCAATATCTCCGTCCCCAAAGATATTGCCGCCTTCGTAAATGTGCATCATAGTTTAATCTGTGCCTTACGTGCTAGCATTGCAGAGAAGTCTGTTCCTGCCATTTGTGGTTGTTTTTTGTTTTGTGCAGGTGCAGCAGGTGCGGCGGTTGGTTGTTGTACAGGAACTGCACTGGCACCAGCAGTAGGTTGCGGGCCACCTACTTGCGGAACACCTGTTGGTGCATTGGCCTTAACACTAGCATATCCAGTTTGTTGTTGACCAAAGTTTGGAGTTGCTGCCGGGGCCGCTGGCGCCGGGGCAAGTTGTTTGGCCATACGTGCCATTACGTCATTGCCTGTATTTGCTTTGGCCGCTGCGTCTGCAGGACTTGTGCCAGCAGGAGTTCCAGCTGGAGCTCTGTTGTTCTTCCACACTGCGGCAGGTTGTTGTGCAGGAGCAGGGTTAGCTGCCATTTGACCTTGTGCAACTGTAGCGGCTGCGGCCTGCTTTGCTTTACGGATTTCTTCTGGGCTTTGGGCTGCTGCTTGAGTTGCTGTGCTTTGTGTGGCCGGGGCCGCTGTAGCTGCCGGCGCTGTTTGACCAGCAGTCTTGGTTTTATTTCTAGCAATAGATTTTTCAGTCGCATCAACTGTGCCATCTTTGTTTAAATCACGAGGATCCGGTGTTCCTTGTGTAGCAGGTGCCGCTTGCGCATCGCCTTGTTGCTTTTGCACTTGTGCAATAACCTTAGCAGCAGCAGGATCGTTAGGGTCAAGTGTTTGGCCACCGAGTTTCATCGGCTCTTGCTTGGTAGCAGCCGGCGGCTTAGCCCCTGGGATTTGACCTTGCGGACCAGCAAGCGCAGGGCCAGTTTTAGCTTTATCCATTGCTGCTTGTCTGTCAAGCATTGCCGACTGTGCGGCATTAACTGGTTTGTTCTCACCGTCAACCCATTGCTGACCAACTTTCTTATAAGCATGTTCTTGGCCTTGGGCATCTTTGATTTTAACTGAGCTAGTGTCCGAGTCGGGTAGTTGTGCCAAGCTCTGCATACTTGTGCCTGCGTTTTGGCCTGCTTTCAAGGCATTGGTTGCAGCGTTAATTGCGCCTGCCGCCGCGTTACCCACAGATCTGGCTTTATCTCCGACTGTGCTAGCACTGGCATCTGTTAGTTGTTTTTCTAGAGATGCGATTTCTGTTTTCTTTTGAGCAATTTGCTGCTTGATTGCTGCTGGTTCAGCGGGAGCAACAGCCTCTGGTGCAGCTGGCTCGCTGGCCGGTCCACCGACTGCATCAGCACCTTGTGCTTTACCTGATTTAAATGCTCGTGCCATTCCTGCCGGGACTCCAGCCACAGCACCAAGTGCGCCGGCTACTTTACCTAGTCCACGTTGAATAATATTACCAGCTTCGTCTAGTTGGTCGTCCATGTCTACTTAATCCTTTTTTGTATTTTCACGGAGACTGCGTACTTTGCGTGTGAATTTTGCTGGATCCTGACCACGTATGCTGTTTAGCAAACGGCGTTCTAGTTCGTCGGCAGTTTCAGCATCGTAATGCTCTTTAATGTAATTAATTAGATTAATTGCACCTGCAATAACGTTGCTAGCACGTGATTCAATAAGACTTTCGCGGTCTTTGTGAATACTAATACTAGACAGTTCTTCTAAAATGCTGCGGGTATTTTTGCGCAAAACTTTGCTCCGATTTAGTTATATTTATATGGATTTGGATAGAACAACAAATACAGAGCAGCGTCATTCTGCCTTCTTTAGTCCCGCCAACATGCTTTTAAGTTTGGTGCTTTGCACTTCGCCTGTAACTTTGGGTCCTTGCTCCCATGCCGGTGTACCAGTAGCACGTTCAAACTTGGCAGGCCCGCCTTCTACATCGTCGGCTGCTTGTGCAATAGCTTTGTTTTTAATCTGACTCATGATACTGGACACACGTGGCGGGCCGCCCGCAGAGTTTTCATCAACACCTGGGTCACTGATACGCATGGTTTCGATGTTGTACTCTAAGTCAATCTTTTGCCCAACACCTGTAGAACTACGCGACTTCATACACTGGATTTGATACTTGCCACGTTCTTTCATAGCACGACTTGTAAAGATACCAAACACGTTATCCGCTGTGTTGATCTTAGAAATACCACCAGCAATGTGGCTATGATCAAATTCCACTTCTTCAACCGCACTACGGTTCAACTGCGATGCAGTAACCAACAAGATACCCAACTCTTTGGCCAGGTTACGTAATTCTTCTGCTACGTACTTGTCCTTGATAAACTGGTCGTTGGGGTTAACTTTAACAGATACGGGCATAACCAAGTCCAAGTAGTCAACCATTACAAAGTCAACACGGATACCTGTTTGGATCTGTACTTCTTGCAAGTAGGCCCGAATATCGTTTACGTTACTTTGTGCCGGCAATGCCTTGATACGATACTGCCCAGACTTCTTGCTAACCAGCTTAACCTTAAGAGTAGTTGTATCAATGTCCTTGCGGATATCCTTTGTGCCCATACCTGTAAGCATCGCATCAGTACGCAACGATGTTAACTCTTCACTAAGTTCCAGTGTAATGTACACCCCGCTAAGGCCTGCTTGTAACCAGCTAAGTGCAATGTTCATCATAACCAGCGACTTACCCGAACCCGATCCACCTGCAAAGATGTTTAGTTCACCACGGCTAAATCCACCGTATAACAAACGATCCAGCTGCGGCCAACCTGTGCTTACTTGTCCACCCGAGTTGTAGTATTTGTTAATACGCTCTGCCGGATCAGCAAAGTAATCAGTGCCCATGTCTTTTTGTAGACTGATCTGTACTGCGTCTTTGATTAGTTTTTCAACTGGGTCAAAGTCTCCCGCTTCCAGCATGTCTGCTGCCTTAAGAATAGCACGTTCTAGTTCTTGGCGCTTGGTGAACTGTTCAAACTCACTCATGAACCATTCGTTATGTCCATCTCCTAGGTCGGGAATTGCCTTGAGCTCTACTCCGGTGACCGCTTTGATTTGATCAAATGTGGGCAACGTTTTATAGTCGTTGCTGTGTGTTTTGATAAACTCTGCTGCTGCCCTAATGCTGCGATCAAAGTTTTCGGGATTGTAGATATTGGATACACGCACAAAGCTCTGTGCGTCTTGTAGCATCATTTCTAAAAATAATTTTTGTAAATCGGTACTGTATTCTTTTGTTGCCATAGTCAATTATGTATGCGTTTCTTCATGAGTTCAATTTTTAAGCGGCTCGATTGCTTGGCTTGTAGGATTGCTTTAAGCACAAACAATTTACCATATTTTTCTACCGCAGCTGAGACATCTTTTACATCGTCTTTCCAGACTGGAAAACTAACACTCCAG